CTATTTTTCTAATGCCGGAGATATCCAGTATTTATCCGCTATTTTCTCGAAGTCTATACTGCTCTTGTTTTTCCACACAATGGCTTCGAGTGTTTTTCTGGTGTATGTAGCGCTTACAATAGTGCCTTCCGATTCTTTTCCGTATGCATCTATCATGGGAAATGTGATTACAAAAATCACTTTTTCGATGCCATAAACAGGAGCACTTTTCCTGTCAGACACATAGTTAAACCCTTTTTCGTCGAGTGATATTGCCTGCAATGTATTCGCAATATCATAAGCTATCCCTTTTCTAATCCACGATTTTGTAAAATTATCTGCAGCTCGCGCCTCTATTGACACAATTCCTGAAAAAGGATCGAATATAACGGCGGGCTTTTTTTCTGAATCAAACTTGCCATTTACTGCTTCTTTTACGTTGGATAGGACTTTGGTTTTTAAATCCTCCAACATGGCCTCATAATCAGGTTTTGCTGGTGGTTCTGGCCGCTCCGGCGTGATTATAGGTACATTGCTTTGTGCAGGAGCTTTGCTTTGACTAGGGATATCTTTAGCCGATTCATCCCCTGCGACTTTTGTCTCGGTTCCAGCGCCATTCTCGCTTTCTGCAATTTTAGGTTCAAGCGATACCGTAGCTGGGGTTGTTGGTTTTTGGTCTTCTTTTTTTACGCTGTTCGTATGAATTGCTGTTTTGGGTTCATATGTAATTCCTATAATGACGAAAGAAGCAATGCCTATGACGATTGCCGCAGTGAGTATTTTGCCGGTATGTCTGAATTTACTCTTTCCCAATACCCTTAATATGAGCATTATGGCGCACCATAATACTGCGGCTATGGATACCAGCATAATTATGCCAAAAATCGTTGCCATCAATTCTTATCCCTCCCTTCCGTCTCTGTGTTTTACACCGATATTATCACAAAATTGGTTTTTTTCAATCAACCCGAGAGCGACCGGTAAAAGGTTCAAGGGGGAAATTGTCAACGTGCTTTTATGCTACTTGCACTGTGCTTGTATGATACAAGTCTGGTGCTTTTATCATATTCTCTCCTTCAAGAGTGAAAGGCGGAGCCCAAACTCCGCCTTAAAATCCGAATTCCTTCCGATACCATTCGTGGAGGTCGTCCGTCGTTTTTATTTTGGCCGCCAGGATTTCTCCTCCCCCGACCATCTTATAATGCTCCCGCCGGAACTCCTCAATCGTCAGCACATCAAACCGCCATTCGCCCGGCATGTATCCTGTGGACGTGAAAATGAATCCATTCTCGTTTTCCGCTGTGACCTTGCCGGGTATTTCGTGGCCTCTGATGGTATCGTCAAATCGGAGCGTCTCTCCGTGAACATGTACGTCGAGGGCCAGTCCGGCGCACGCGGTCTCGCCTGGGAGCGTATAAAAATAAACTGCACGTCTGTTTATGGTCTGGCACCTTCTTCCTCTTCAAAATAAACGTGGGGTATCGTGAAAGCACCTTGATTCGCGGTGGCCTAATTGTGCTCTGTTTGTGTCCTTTGGGCGTCTCATTCGCGGGAGCCTTTGGGTAGCCTTTTGGTGCCCTATTTGAAAGCCTGCTCGGTACTTAATTTATTATCCCACAGTTCTATCAATCAGTAAATTGGTTACTTGCCGCGCCGAAATCCACCACCTGGATGAAGCTGCTGCCCTTTGCCTGGTACCGGATGATAAGACCAGCATTGTGAAGCTCCTGCAGCATACCATCTACCTGGCCGGCGGTCACATCGTCGTATCCCAGGATTGCCTTTTTAATCGTTCTGGGTTTGTCCTGCAGCCGCCCTTCTTTATCAACCCTGCAGTAAAGCCCTAAAAATAACAGCCGGGCCAGCGGCGGAAGGTAGCCGAGGCTCTCTCTGTCGAAAAACTGGGGCTTCATGCTTCGTATCTGCTCCATCTCCTTGGTAAAGGTCGGGGAAATTCTTGCTGTGTTCATGTTCTCATCCTCCTATCTTTGAAGCTGATTTGTGGTTGGGTCGTGTTTCTCTGTGATTTTGATGGTATCGGTCTCTCCAGCGAGCATTCTTGCCAGCTGGGCACCCACCCAGAGACCGTCGATATAGCCCTGGTCGTACATTGCAGTCTTGAAAATGTTGAGCTTGTCCTCTGCGGCGCTCTTTCCGATTTTCACGGTCAGCAGGTTCAGGATTTCCTCCTGCGCCAACTCCGTGTCCTCCTTGAAGTCCTCCGTGGATATGGCGTAGGTGTCGTTCTCTTCCTGCAGGAAGCAGGCTAACTGATAAATGGTCTTTTTCATCCTTCATGCCTCCTCGTTTGATTATTCACTCCGGAGCGGGCACCAGGGCGGCGATGTTCTCGCATATCGTCCTGGGACGCGCTGGGGGGTCTTGCCATGCTCACATGTGTGGTTCATCATCATGGTGGCCTTCACGCTGTCGTAGTGGCGCTCTGTGGCCCTGTGGTGCTCGCAGTCGCTGCAGTGAGGGATTGGCTTGTCCTCTGGCCGGCTTAATGCCGCAGGAAGCTCTTGAATTAATTCCTCGCCCCAGATTTCCTCCATCTCCTTGCTGTGCTTCATCATCACCGGGATTCCGGCGGCTCGTGCCGTCTGGACGATTGCCTCTATCCATTCCCGCTTCGGCTTCACCTTGCCTCTCCTGCTGCCGGTCTCGGCTCCGACGATAATCCAATCCATGAATGTGAGGTCTTCGATGTCTATCGCCTCCATGACCGGCTCTATGCTGATGAATTGGTTATGCTGCTTCCGGGGGAGGTATACTATCCGGTCGAGGTCAGCGCTCCTGATGACGGTCGTCCCGTACCAGAAGTTTCTGGAGCGGGGGAGTTGGCCGGCGGAGCTCATCTGTTCATACCTTTCCGGATATCTCGTCAAGAAGAGGTAATTGTGCCATGGTGCTGCCTCGCATGCCTCAAATACCTCAATAATCCACTTTTCGGGTATCCATGGCGCCATCAGGTCGGACAGGCTGCAGGTGAGGATGTTTGCTGCTTTCTTTTTCTGCTTTGGTGAGGCCAGCCGGTACCTGTGAAGTGTCGGCACAAATCCGACCGGGCATGGTATCACCTTGCCGCTCTGATTTTTGAAGGGCTTCTCCAGGATGTAGAGGCCATTCTCGTCCCTCTGAAGTTGACCAGAACCTCGGTTTATTCTCACATCCCCGGAGAAGCGCTTTGCCTGTTTAGCGGCGTAGCAGTATTCGCACCCTGTCCGACACCCGGTGACCGGATTCCATGAGAAGTCGCAGTATTCTATCTCGCTCTTGTTCATCATCTTGGGGTTCCTCCCGTGGCCGCATGCCGCTGTCCCTGCTTTGCTATTGCGGCTCCCTCTTTGCGGAGCGTTTCCGCCTCCTCTGGTGTCCTGGCTGTTATCATGATTGTTATTACTCCGGGCTTTAATTCCCTTGTTGCATATGCCGGGGTTTCATCCTCATCTATCGTGATGAAGTACCGGAGCTTTGGCTGCTTTGTTTTTGCTGGAAAATTAATTATCTCTGCCATGCTTATCTATCCTCCCTGTTTTTCACTGCCGCCTTGGAGCCGGTCGATTTGTTTCCTGGCTGTCGGCGCGAGCGTATTTGTCCATCTTAATAAAAACTTCGGTAGGTCTGCTCTGCCTCTTCCTCGGTGTAGAAGTCCATCTGTTCGTTCATGAGGGCTTCCAGCACCTTGATGGTATGGTGGTCGAGCCCGGCCTGTTTGGCCGCTCTTATCATGTATCCGATTGCCGCTGCGTTGGTCATCGTCTTTCTCCTTTCTGTATTGTCAAAAAACAATTTATGTAAAAGGGGCGCCATCTTTCCCCCTCTGGCGGCGGGTTCCCGCGACCATCCCGGCATATGCCGGTAGGTTTCGGCCTGGCCCCTCCAGGCTCTCATTCAGGCGGGAATTGTCATGTAATCGTAGAGTTTGGCTTTCAGTATGGTAATCTCCAGTTTGGCCGCCTTCAGTTTTTCCTTCAGGTCGTCTATCTCGTAAGCGTACTTTTGGGCTCTTTCGCTGGTCTCTTCCAGCGCCTTTGTGGTGCCCCAGTGAGCGCTCCGTACACCTTCCAACTCCGCCTTGACTGCGGCAACTTCCTTCTTGGCTCTATTCTCGTTCTCGTCGGCCTTGATGGCCCGGTCGATGTATTCCTGTGTGGTGATGCCCCAGTCGTTCTCGATGTTCTGTTCGGCCAGCTCGAAAGCTCCGGTGAAGGCTGCGGCCAGGTAGCTGTTTTCGCCGAGTTCGGCGACCATCTGCTTGATTTTCTCCAAAGTCTTGCGTTCCTGTTCCTTCGTGGCTATCATTGCTGTGCCTCCTTCTTGGCTATCCAGTTTTCCTTCGCTTGCCTGCAAGCTTCCAGGGTGGGTTTAACGCAGGAGAACAATTCTCCATCTGTGTGTCGGTAGTCGTATTGAACTACCGTCTTCCTGGTGATGTTGCTCTTGAAGGTTTCATGCTGCTCTTGGCCGTTGGCCAGGTTTCTTGGATTTAACATTTCGCTCTCTCCTTTTGGTTTATTTCGCTTTTTGCAAATAATATTTCGTGTTCTCGTATTCATTCTATTGTTAAATGCTCTTGATGTCAATATTTTTTTTCGCATATTACAAATATAATTTTGACATCACGATATTTTCGTGTTATTATAATCGTGGAAAGGAGGCGTCTCTATGATAAGCTATGACCCGCTATGGCATCTTCTGATAGATAGAAAGATGGGAAAACTTGAGCTATGCAAGAAAGCCGGTATTGCTACATCGACTCTTGCGAAGCTCGGAAAAAATGAGAATGTCGCGCTGTCGATTTTGGAGAAAATATGCCTTGCGCTCGACTGTCGGATAGAGCAGGTCGTCGAGATAAAAAAAGGCGTAGGCCAAGAGGAAAAGGGCGGTGATAGCCGGTGACCATATATGAAAAAATCGACCGCTGCCACAAGGCAATAAGCGAGGTTCGCCCCTTCGAGGGGCATATGCTGAAGCAGTTGAAGGACTATTACCGCATCGGGCTCACATGGTCGAGTAATGCCATCGAGGGGAATACCCTCACCATCAGCGAGACAAAGGTGGTGCTTGAGGACGGTCTAACCATCGGTGGCAGGCCGCTCCGGGATTTCTATGAGACGGTGGGCCACGGCCAGGCCTATGATTTTATGTTTACCCTAATTGGGGAGCGGCGCATAACGGTGGAGGACATTAAAACCATGCATCGCCTGTTCTACAAAAGCATTGACGAGGCAAACGCCGGCACATGGAGGAAGGAAAGCGTTATCGTCTCCGGTACCGAGTATGTCTTCCCCCGGCCACAGGAAATTGATGGACAAATGCGGAAGCTGGAGAAATGGGTAAAGGCCGAGCGGAAAAATTACCATCCCGTGACTTTTGCCGCGCTGCTGCACCTGAAGTTTGTGTCAATCCACCCATTCATTGACGGCAACGGCAGAACAAGCCGCCTTATCATGAATTTAGCGCTGATACAAGACGGTTATCAGTTGGCAATTATTCCTCCTGTGCTCCGGCCAGAATATAACGACACCATCCGGCAGTATCAGAACAAGGGTAAGTCTGAGCCGTTCTGTGAATTCATTGCCGAGCGGGTGTATGAAACGCAGAAGGAAATCATGCGGTTGCTGCACATTCCGTTTCCCGAGCTGTCATAAAACGAGAGCGGGTATCCCAACACAGGAATCCCGCTCTTTCTTCATTAAAGCCGTCCTGGGCCTGCTTGGCTCGTGGCGGCTTTTGTTATTATATTCTGCACGAAGGCGCCTGCAATCTGGCGCCGCCGTTTAATACTCGCTGGGGAATAGAATCGTCGTCGCCGACCTGTCCCATTCGGTTATAATCCAGATTTTCCCCTTGCTGGTCAGGTACGCAGCCATTACCCGGTCACCGCTTTCAACCGCCCGGTCGTTCAGGGCCTTATCCTCTTGGCAGAGGTCGCCCCAATCGTGCCGCTGGTACCTGCCAAAGGCTGCAGCAATCTCCCGAGCAAATGCCAGGTCGCTCTCCATTTCTTCCGCAATGCCTCGGGTTGCCACAAGTCTGCCGTATTTCATCGTGCTCGCCCCTCTTCGTTATGGTTTGAGTCCATGGTACCGCGCCGGGTCGCCGATGGTTAAGGCGTACTGGGTGGGTAATTTCCTGGCTTTTGAGCCGCCGCTCCGAGAGCGCTGGCGTCAATCTTGACGTTCATCGAGCGAGGAGGTGGCTTGCCCATGATTACCGCCACCCGTTACACAGTGGAGTATGACGAAGCCCGGAGCGTTTATAGAATCCGAAATATGGAGGCGCCGGTTTGTCCGCAGTGTGGCCTGCTGCTCTCCGGGTATGATACAAAAAAGCGACATGTAATCGACAGCTTCGGGGCAGTCCGCTGGTTCCTGCTGCGTCGTCTCAGCTGCCCTGGCTGCGGCAAGCTGCACATCGAACTTCCCGACTTCATGCAGCCAAAGAAGCACTATGAGGCCCAGTTGATTAAGGACGTATTGGCCGGCCACTCTGATTGCTGCCCGGCGGACGACTCGACAATCCGACGATGGAAGAAAAAATAATACCCACCCGGTTTGCCTCCACGGTATGGAGAGGGGCATGGTATCCTGTGCTTGTACATACGTGGGGAGGTGATCTTATTAGTAAAAATTATATTTTTGGAGTTGCTGCCGTGGTGCTTCTTACTGCTACTCTTGTTATTACTGGCGTGCTGGTTGGTTCTAACCTCTCGGCAGGTAACGGCGGCGCCAGCAGTCCTGTTGTTCCCCCGGTGACCGCTACCAATGCGGCCAAGAAAACGGGGGCGTCTGCAGCTGTATCGCCTGTCAGTTCTTCGCAATCTATCGCAATCCCTGGCTTTGAAAAAATGGTCATGAAAGCCGGGCAAACGAGGCAGACGGTTAAGCTCTATAATCCGGAGACGAATGCCTGTTATTTTATGATCTCTCTCAGTTTGTCAGACGGGACTCCGCTTTACCGCTCTGGCATGATTAAACCTGGGCAGGTGGTTGACGTTATTGAAATTTCCCGCTCCCTGCAGGCTGGTACTTATGAAAACGCCATCCTTCAGTATGACTGCTACAGCTCTGATGGCTTACAGCAGCTGAACGGCGCACAATCTGTCTTTAATTTGGAGGTGGTACCATGAAAAAAAGATTAATTTCTGTTTTGCTCATACTCGTGTTGGTGTGCAGTGTAATACCACTGAAAGCATTTGCAAGCCCGTCATCTGTGGACATGACAGTCACCTATACTTATACCCAGACCACCCCGACTTTTACCCCTGAATATACGATTAATATTCCGGCCTCTTTTTCTATCAACGATGGGGAAAAATTCGTTTTTACAGCTGACAAAATGAATATAGGTGACGGAAAAAAGCTCAAAGTAATGATTGATACAACATATGAAAACGGTGGCAATTTTCAGCTGTATAAAGATAAAGGGACGCCAGACGAGGCGCGGATACCATGCATGATTATGGTTTCAAATCCTTCCGAAAGTATAGGATGGACGGGGTATTCTGGCTTAAATACTATCGTTGCATGGTTTGAGAACGGAAATACGACTCCTAAAGGTGCCGGAGCTATAAAAATAGTCCCCAATGTTTCCAATAATCCGCCGTCTGGAACGTACACTGGAACGCTAACCTTTAAATTTGAGGTCTATGAATAGTCGAGGTCTTTAAATCTTGTCATTCCATAATACAAAGCAAAGCTCTGGATTTTCCAGGGCTTTTTGATTGTTAGCCATATCTGCCTGCGTAGCGCCTCCACATTCGCTCCATTTTGGCGTGTTTTCTTTTGCCCTTGTAATTACCCTACCAGCAACAATATCGGCTTGTACGCGCCGCACAGGGCGTCCAGGGAGGGGTGTTTTTCCTGCCCTGCTTTTGCCCTGTTTCTGCCCCAGCAAAAAGGAGCGGCTTTTTGCTTAAAGTCCTGGGTAAAAATAATAGAGCGGATGGGGTTCCGCCCTATGAGTTTGCCGTTCAAAACTTAGCTGAAGCTCTATCTGTACGGTTCTTTGAAAATGCGCCTGATGCGTGGCTTTGCCCTCTCGATGATAGGCTCCTCGAACGGGCGAGGGGCTATTCGCCCGTCTTTTGTACCATCATTAAGCCATGGCGCATACTTCACATCGGTGGTAATTGCCGACCTTACGGTCAGACCGCTTCCCGTTTTTTCAGACTCGGTTCTTGGCCTCCAGCTTTGGCGCAGGTTGCCGCTGCGCACCGCCGGCGGCTCTCCTGGTGCAGAAGCTCGGTACAGCTGCCCGCCCCGCAAGTTATGACCGTAGTCATTGAGCAATGCTTTTGTCTGTTTGGTCATTCTCTTGCCATATGTGCCAGGCTTTTTATAAACCCTGCCGCTTCGTTGTCCTCGCAGGACAGTGAGCGCTGCGTTGCGGAGCTCGTTGGATGCTCTGAAGGCCCTTGATTTTACTTCCCATGTTATTTTTTGTACCGCATCATCTACTGCGCTTTTTATAGCTTCTGTTGTGTCAATTTTCAAGCCCCGGCCCCTCCTTTCACCGGCATATTTGCGAAAATGCGGGACAACCGTTCCGCGAGCTCATCGCCGATGTCGTCGGCCATCTCCCGGATGCGTCCCTTTATGATGGTCACGACGTTCTCCTCATCGAGGTTATCCCCCTCAATGTGAAATGCGGGATGTACCTCGACTTTTTCCACCCTTGCCTGAATATACTGGGTCACGTTGCCGGTTCCTACGCTGACCGGCACGGCGCTCGCTGTGGGAATATCACCTGCAATCCCGCCGTTTCCGTACGGTCGCACACCCAGCAGTTCTCCCGTCCGCCACCAAAGGTCGAGACCTCTTGCGCGCTTGCTTGGGCTTAATGGAATGATGCCCTCGGCTCCGTCCTCGGCCACAATGCCCATATGCGGTTTCGTCATGATGCCGCCCCATGCATGTTTCGCAACATTGGAGCCGCCGCTTGAACCAGCTTCATATCCGGCTGAAAAACTGGATTTTACCTTGTCCCAGATATTGCTTGCCCAATCCCTGAAGCTGCCGAACCACCCAGTAACACTGTCCTTTAATGCCTTTGCGTATTCCGGTATTTTTTCGGTCACAAAGGTGCTCACGTTGCTCCACAGGTCAGTGAAAAACTCAGGAACTTTTTGTGTAAAGAACTCGTTTGCTTTGTTGAAAGCCCCCGTCGCCCATGTCGGTAAGGTCTCCGTGAAAAATCCATACACGGAATTCCACAGATTAGTGAAAAACGTCGGGACTGAAACGGTGAAGAAGTTTACCGCCGTGTTGTATGCCCCGTTCGCCCAGGCGGGGATTGTCTCGGTGAGAAAGTTCCCTACAGCTGTCCATAAGTCGTTCCATCCCTGCGGGAGCGTTACGGTGAAAAACTTCCCAATCGAACCGGTCGCATAGCCTATGGCATAAGGTATCTGCTCTGTCACGAAGTTTGGTATTGTTTCTGAGAAAAATCCACTAATGGATTCTCCTGCCTTTGTCCCAAACTCGGAAATTGCAGTCTTTACTTTTCCTCCCATTGAAGCTATTGCGTCTTTCTGGTCATACAGCCACTCGGTGAATTCTTCTCCGCCTATGGCACCTCCAATGCCGCCAACAATGCCACCGACAGCGGTTCCGATTGGCCCGCCTCCAAGGGTGCCAACCAATGCCCCGGCTCCAGCTCCAGCGCCTATGGCGCCTAACCAGCTTCCTACTTCCCCGGCAGCTTCTCTTCCTCTGTTTTCTGGCGCTGCAGAAGCAACAACCGCTCCGCTTGTTGCCAAACCAAAAAGCGTGCCTAATACGGGTATTCCCTTGATGCCTTTTCCTGCAGCTTTGCTCCCTGCTTTTAAGACATCATCGCCGCTTTTGCCGAGCAATCCTACGATTTTGCTAAATATACCCGTCTTGCTGGCCCCTCCTCCCACTTGGTCTGCAACTTTAGCTGCGTTTGCGACGTCCTTTGCGACAACAAACCCTTCTCTCGCGTTTGCGTAGTCTATCGCTTTAAGATTTTTCAGGTTTATCATGTTGTCAAGGTGCGACGCCGCCTTCTTAACATCAACTCGGCCTTTTGCTACCGCTTTCTCGGCAGCCATAATCTTTCCGGACAATCCTTTGGGTATATCGTCCCCGAATTTGGCCGCTTCCTTTTTCAACTCCTTGAGTAGCCTCGCGTTTTTCTCAAGGTCTGCCTGTTTAGCAGCCTTTAATGCTTCTGCGGTCTTTACGGCTTTCTCTGCCTCTTTCGAAGCGTTTGCAGCCGCCCTAAATGATTCTGCCACATCCTTCAGGTTTTTGGTTGTTTTCGCTATATCAGCAACATCATCAGCGGCTCCCGCAGCTGCACCGGCGACCTTGGCTGCACCTACGGCAGCATCTGCGGCTTTCGAGCCTTTACCGAATAACCACTTGCCGGCTTTCCACAGGCCCTTGCCACCGGCTATAGCGGCTTTTCCTCCTTTGCCGACTATACCGAGCAATGTTCCTGCGCCAAGCATCCAGGCCATGCCGCCCAGCGCCGCAGCGCCACTCCAATTGCCTTCCTTGACTGCATTTCCAGCTCCCTTCAAGGATGCCCCCAGGGCTGTCATCCATGCCCGTCCCGCTATCTCGGCCATTTCAACAAAGACCTTCTCGACTTTTTTACCGCCCTCTCCTTGCAACCATTTGCTTGCTTCGTCCAGCCCGTACTCAACACCGTAAATAATTTTGTCTCCGAGGCCCATATTCTTTAGCTCGCCCTGGTTGAACTTATCCAAGAATTCCTTGACGTCCTTATAAATTTGCTCCAGCTTTTCGCCTACTACCTTACCTGCATATTCCAGCGAACCTGCAAAGCTATTGAACTTCTTGCCGGTCGGGTCAAGTTGAGCAGACAAATCTTGCATGATGCGCATCACCGGCCCGCTCATCCCCCGTCCAAAGGCCCACAGGAACATTCGGCCCGTCTCCTTCAATGCAGATTCCAAGGCCAGAAGGTCGTCCTGCATATCTTTGGCCGGGAATCTCTTCTCCATGGTTTTTAGAATGGCCTCCATAGCCTCGTTGGCCGGTATGGCGGCATCCCCGAGATTCTTTGCGGCCTTGCCCGTCAAGCCCAGTTCCTCTATAACCCATTGAAGCGGGAGATTTAAGTTTTCTGTTACCTGCCGCAGTTCCTCCATCTGCAATGTTCCGACAGACGAAATCTGTTTAAATCCGTAAAAAGCCAATTCAATCTGCGACAGGCTGGCTCCGGTGTAATATGCGGTTTGTTCAAAATCTTTCAGCGCCCTTTTGACAAACTCGATATTTTTACCGGCTGCAAGTAATTGTCCGGCGGTCTGCACCACAAACGGCACTTCATAAAGCGGTGATTTGATGGCTTGATTGACTAACTCCTGAAAGGCTTTGGTTCCCTCTTCCGCTGAACCAGTAAAGAAATCAATCGATTTTTTGGCTCTATCCATCTCACCGCTCAGTTGGAGCCCTTTAAATCCGACAGCTGTCAGACCGCCCCCGAATATGACGCCTTGAAGAGATGTCGCAAAGTTCCATATGGACTTAAGCGGAGCAGTCGCCATATCAACCGCTTTCATGGTGAAGCTGTAAGTCCTGCCTGCTATGCTGCGTGCCTTCGTGGAGACATGTCCTATGATGCTAGATGCTCTGTCTAAGGCTTCAAGAATAACCTGATATCTGCTTCTATTCATTTTCTCCAGGCGCTCTTGCGTCTTTTGGCTCGCCCTGTCAAAGGCGCTTACCTTGCGCGTGGCCTGGGAGATGCCAGGGTCTGTGTTGTCCCTGACGTTTATGGGGATTTCAACTCTAAATGTCTCTCCCATAGTGTTCTCCTCCTTTCTGAATCATTTTTAATACTTAGTTTTAAGAACCAGGAAGGGCGGTGCCCTGACGTTGTAAAAATACCCATTAACCATACCTCCCCAGTCTCTCTTTCGCTTTTTTTACCGCTTCCTCGTCGCCCTCTAACTCTTCCGGGATGTCCGAATATGTCCCCTTCCCCGGTTTTACGTTAGAGCTTTGTCTCTTTGGTTTTCTTGGGTTTGGGTCTGTGCCCTCGTCCAGTCTTTCTGGCAGTCCAGCCGCCTCTCTTACATAGTCCTCCAGATGGTCATCCGGCACCAAGACACCCACGCCGGTCATGTCCTTGATGTAGGCCGCCAGCGCCTGGATGTCTGCGCCCTCTACATCTCCGTGCTCCAGGGTGGGATAATCGGTTATGCCGCTGAAATGCTCACCGTTAAGGTCTATCAATGTCGGTATTGCCTGGTTGTTGAAAACCCCGCAAATAATATCGAGATAAGCCCCTACAGCCATTGAGAATAATTCGGTCTTGTCGCTGCTTAAGGCAAAGCTGCCCACTTGCTGGTGCCCAAGCAGTACGAAGTCTGCAAGGACAGTCATGGCTATTCGGGTATCGTATCGCTCGATGATGGCGTTGGTATCAAACTGGCGCCGGCCACCGGTACTCAATAGCTGTAGCTCCCAGCCTGCCGGGAGGCTCAAGCCTTCCATGCTGTCGCGGCGGATGTTCTGGACGATTTTCTCTGTCAGCAGGCGAATGGCGGTCATGTCCGGGTCGTCCTCGTCCCAGATGTTCATTCCTTCCGGTGCCTTCAAAACAGGAAAGCCAGCCAGGTCGCGCTCAATGCCTATTCCCTCTATCTCTTGAATGCGGCGCTTGAAATACCAGCTCCGGTATGCGTTGCGGAGGATGCTTCTCCCTTCAGGATTGCCCTTGCGGCTCTTCGTCCTGAAAAGCAGCAGCTTTTCAATTGGTATTTGGATTATCTCAAAAGTGGGCGGCGGCATCTGTGCCATTCCCAGAAGGTTGTCATTATCATCATATAACCACTCCCAGAGAGTATCCTGCGCCCTGATGGGTAACTTTTGCCACCCTATCAATCCATCGGTGTACTTACTCTTTAGTCGCGGGTCGCTGTTCCTGCCTAAGCGCCGCTTGTAGACCAGTTCGTGAGCACTCCAACCAAAAGTTAAAAACGACAGGATTTCAGAGATGGTATCCGTCCATGTGTCGCTCATGTCGTCCATGCAGCTATAAATAAAGTCCGCTGCTTCTTGGTCTTTGACTGTGGAGCCTCCCGGCTGCACGCTCCAGCTTGCCTGTCTGATAAGCATTTCTATGCTAAATAGCAATGCGCCAACGATATCATCATTTTCTGACATCTCCTTGTACACCTCAATGCCTTTTCTGCCCTGTAAATCCTTGAGAAACTCTTCGTAGAAAAATCCCCCGTAGCGGCGCTGTCCTATACGACCTAATTCTTTTAAGCTATTGCTTTGCAAATTCTCCCCTCCTTTCCTACAAATTTTTCCAGTTTATCTGCTTTTCAGCAGAAAATCGAGAACATCACACATTTGCTTTAGCGCCTGGGTCATGTACTCTTCGTTCCTGGGGTTGCCTGATTGAATGCTGTCGACCAGCTGCCTGGTTAATTCCTGCTTGTCCAGGATTTTTTCAAAAGACGTTTTCTCGTTTACTTCCCGCTCCGCTGCGGCCCGTTCATCTGCCTGGCGTTGTAGCTCTTGGCGGCGCTGGTATAGCTTCCGGTCTTCAGCCTTTTGCTGCTCTATAACATCAGTCAGTGATTTTCCATTATAAAGGCTCGACATTCGTTTCTAACCTCCTTTCCAAATTCTTCAGCCAGCCGTTTTGCGATTGTTTCCTGCATTCTCGCCTTGACAAAGGCAGGACTGTCCTCTTCCGGCATAAGGACAATTCCTTGAGCGCCGTATAAAATGACGGTTAAGTCCTGGATTCCTCGCTGTATGTCTTTGAACACAGTTCTTTTGTTAATATGAAATCGTACAGGCATTAACTCGGTACCCAGCGGATTGTCTGCGAAGTAAAAAGCAAGCAGCACGTTGTATATCCTGGTCTTGTTTTCCTCCAAGGCCGCTGCCTTGTACTTACTCATTGCCTCTACAAGGATTTCTCTTTCCTCCGGTGTGGATTCCCCGCATTTATACCGTTTGAGTGCCTGTCTAACGGCCCGCTGTCGTGCTTTAACCATGAAGTCTGAGCAATCTTCCCGCTCAATCAGCTGCTGCATATCCAGCGCCATATTACACCCTCCTCTTGTTAAATGAGTTCCAGTCCGCTATTGCCGAAATGAAGAATCATGCTTTCGGGATTCAAAAATTCCGAGAAATTGTGAAGCCCGTCCCATTGATAGGCTCTTCTTAATTCCTGCATGCCCTCTGAACGACGTAGTTGATGGTAGGCTGCAAACTTAACGTTGCGTGCTAAACGATAACTCCATCCCATTTCATGCGCAACCTGGGGAAGGGTCTTGCCCTTATAAAAAACGCCGTAAATAAAAAGCTGTTCCTTCGGAGGCAGTTTGTCTATTTCCGCTCTTACGATTAGCCTCATTTCGTTAAGCTCAAAGTAGCTGTATGTATCCGCATCAGGGTCTTCGATTGTATCCCCCAAGGCAATGGATTCATCATCCGACACAGGCGTTTCAAGTGAAATTGTTTCTATCTGCCGCTTTCCCCTAAACCCCAATTCCCGCAAGCATACGTGTCCAACGTGAAAATTCAAATAACTGGTAAACCGGAATTCCTTTTCTGGGGAATAATCTTTGACTGCCCTCAAAAGCGCAAAATATCTGCATTGTAACAAATCTTCCGGTTCTATGCCTCTATTATGGCAGAACGGAAAAAAGCGGCTCGTAATCTTGTACATCAGAGGGGCTACTGCAAAATACAGCTTATGCAGGCTCTCCGTATCGCCCTGTGCGGCCAACATTGCCAACTCCTCATTTGTTGCCACTTGAATGCTCACCCCTCTCCGTGGTAGAATATGGATAGATATTTTAACCATATGGCTGTACCACGGGGGCGGGAGCTTTTTAAAGGCTCTCGTTTTATTTATGCTCGTTGGCAACATTAACCGCTATGTAAAGGCTTTTATTAAAACCTGCCCAGACCATAGAGGATGAAGCTCCCTGGCTCCATCCATCGGCTATCGCCTCATTTGACCGTATTTGCCAGCGAAGCTTCTCTTTCGTTTCACCCATCGTCTGGCTGAATGTTGAACTCGTCGTCTTCAGCTCGTTTGAAACCTGCGAGAGCATCGGTCTTAAACTTGACTCCTGGCGTCACCGCTTTTTTAATTCCCCGCTCCTCGTCTCCTGTTTCGTCGTCTTCGCCCCATGCAGGTTTGAAGCCTGTGAGCTTAAAATTCTAGCAAATGTTTCCATGTGGTTAGGTCACCTCCTCGTATTCATCGTCCCAGCGCCCCTGGTTGAGCCAGGTCGCAGGGTTCGGTATAAACCGACCGCCCTCCTCCTGCCATTGCCATGTTTCCTTCGCGACCGCCACCTTCTTCATTATTTTGCTATGAAGATTAGCATCGGGATTTTCGCGCTTCCATGACTTAAAGGCGGCCTTCTTGCCTACCTTCTTCGGGTATGCCGCCCAGAACTCATTAAACCGTTCCTCCATGGCGGACTCTTCGTCGCTGTCAGATAGTCTCTCTGGTTTTTTAATTGAATCATTAATAATTGATTGATTTAATAGACTGATCTTTGCTGCGGTATTTTCACCGTAGGGGTGCGGTAATTCTACCGCAGGGGGTGCGGTGGTTTCGTCGGATGGGTGCGGTAATTCTACCGTACCCTCTGGCATTTTCAACGTACCCTCCGGTAAATTTACCGTAGGGGTATTGTCTCGAAGATATACCAAGGTATCATAATTGACCGCATAGCCGTAATACGAGAAGCTTCCACCGTCCTTAATATGCTTGTGTCGGAGTACCTGTGCGTCACAAAGCGCCTTGAAGTGCTTCCGGTATAGTCTGTCTTTGCTTATCTGAAGGACTGGGAGATCGTCAAGCACCGACTGGTAATTCACCCAGTAATAAATTCCGTCCGGTTCGACTACGCTCTGCATTTTTCCTGTGCCACAAAAGTCCACAAACCAGCGCAGCACGAGAAGGTCGTCATTGCTCAGTCCAAGCTCGACCGCCCTAGGTTGCCAAAACCCATGTACACTATACTTCACTCACCTCACCGCCGTTCTGTTTGCCTCCTCCATTCTCCCGTTCCAGGTCTTTTGGATACTCGGCAAGGGATTTCTTATAAGGGGTTTGCATGTATTGTAAAGCCATTTTCCTGGCTGTTGTTGGCTGCTTTATTGCTGTAATAGTCATTGCTCATTTCTCCTCTATTTCAGATTCTTTTCTGCCCACAGTCTGAGCTCTTGGCTGTGTCTTACTATCACTGCTTCGGCTGCGGTTTGCCGTTGTATTTTGCTGCCTCTTTTCTGTAGCGACAATAGATGTTGTTTATTGCCTTCGTCGGGTTAGTTCCCATTTATCTCTCTCACCCCCCTGAATATAATGTAGGAGTAACTTATCTTTTCTGGTAAGTTACAGGGTAAAAAAAATATCCTTGATATCATCGCCAGAAAGGTCAAAGAAATCAGCAATTTTTTTGATTTCTTGCTGCGAAAATGGTCTTTTATTGTTTTCCTTCTGGCTATAGGAAGCCTCCCCTTTAAGACCAAGCAAGGAGCACATGTCTTTTTGTCTCATCCCTTTGCCTACCCTTAAAGAACGCAGCTTTAAATTTGGCTTCATCGTTTTACCCTCCTTGATTACCTTTTGTGGTAAGTCTATTTTATGCCTTTTGTGGTAAGTGGTCAACTATATTTGTAAAATTATTTTTATCAACGGTAATTTTCTTTATTTTAATGGAAAATCCGGTTATAATATTTCTATTACCGGTAACTTTGCGGGGTGACTTTGAAATGAAAAACTTTGCTATGCGCTTTAAACAGCTTCGTAATGAAAAGGGCCTGACACAGGAAGAGTTACGAGCAGACTTCAATTCTCGGTATTCACGCAATTACACGGCAGCAGCGATTTCTCGTTACGAAAACGGAAAGCGCATGCCTGAAATTGACGCGCTTTACGATTTTGCTGAATATTTCGGTGTTTGTATTTCATATCTTCTTGGGGAAACCGATGTTAGGAATCCAGACGAAGGCTCATCTAAAGCAAAACCTAAAATTGCAGATATTATCGCAAACAGGGACGAAAAAGCGCTTGATACTTTTCTAGAACTCTCTCCGGAAGCCAGGAAAAAGGCCGCAGAATATATCAACATGCTGAAAACGCTTCAGGATGTCAAGGAGAGTAAGTCCAATGAAAACATTATCGATTCTGAAGAGGAAACCTAAAGGGCGAGCTGCGCTGGCATTTTATGTTCTGGAATTGGGAGACGGTAATAGAAAACAAGGGGGGCTTTTAAGAGAGTAAGGAGGGTGTCTATTATGGGCAATAAACAACACCAGAAAGTTAATATTTGGGCTATCGCCGGGATTAGTGTCGGCGCACTTGGCTTAATTGAGCTGTTTATGCTAAATCCATTAATAGGTATCATTGTTCTTGTTATTGGTGCTGGAATAGCAAAAGGTATTTTGGAGGCCAAGAAGGCGGGTAAGCCTGTTATTTGTCCTGCTTGCAATAGCAATAATATCCAAATCGTAAATGAAACTTCTCAAAAGGGCAGAGGATGCCTTGGTAATATTATTCACGGGATTATATTCTTGTTCATATGGTGGATTTGGATATTTGTCTGGCTTTTTGGAGGAAAGAAAACCATAAACAAAACTAAGGCTATCTGCATGAGTTGTGGCCGCCAATGGTATTTATGAAAGGAGGCGTTGCTTTGCCTGTTTATAAAGACGAAAAAAGAAAGACCTGGTATTGCGCCTTCCGCTACAAAGATTGGACTGGAACGACGCGGCAGCATAAAAAGCGGGGCTTTGCCAAAAAGTCCGACGCTGTCCAGTACGAACGCGATTTTATTAAAAAACAGAGCGGCGGCTGCGACATGGCCTTTGGTTCCATGGTCGAGCTTTATATGGAGGACTGCAAGACACGGCTCCGCCCTACGACCTATGAGGGCAAGAAGTACCTCATTGATTCAAAAATTCTTCCGGTATTTAAAGATATGCCTGTGAACGCCATTACTCCTGCGACGGTGCGAAAGTGGCAGAATGGCCTCCTGGACGATGAAAGCGATTATTCGCCTACATATCTCAAAACCATAAATAATCAGCTGTCGGCAATTTTTAATTATGCCAGGCGGTATTACGGCCTTCAAACCAATCCGGCGGCTATCTGCGGCTCAATCGGCAAAAAGAACGCAGAGTCCATGCAATTCTGGACTACTGATGAATTCCGGCTTTTCGCTGCCGCGATTTCAGATAAGCCTGCGTCATATGCCATTTTTAATACGCTATTCTGGACTGGCATGCGCTCCGGAGAGCTCCTGGCGCTCACCCTGGATGATATTGATTTCGAATCTAAAAAAATCAGCATCACGAAAAGTTACGCCAGGGTTGGTAATGAGGATGTCATTTCTCCCCCAAAGACGCCCAAGAGCCGCCGGGTAATCACGGCATCTGAATTCCTATTGGAAATCCTGAAGGATTATGCCGGTCGCCTGGTGGATTACGAGCCTTCGGACAGGCTCTTTGATTATACAAAGCATTTCCTTGCCAGTGAAATGGCTCGCGGCTGTAAGCTTTCCGGCGTTAAAAAAATACGTGTTCATGACATTCGCCACTCCCACGCATCGCTGCTGATTGAACTCGGTTTTTCTCCGCTTCTGATATCGGAACGCCTTGGGCATGAAAGCGTAGAAACCACCCTACAAACCTATGCCCATTTGTACCCTAACAAGCATGGTGAAGTAGCCGACAAATTGGATGACCTTAATTCTCCAGAAAATGGCTTTAAATCAGATAAAAATCCCGAAAAACCGGAATAA